GATTGGGCATTTAGAAGAAAAAATTAAGATGAGTTTTAAGAAAAATGGCTAGATATGCAACAGGGAAAAAAGCATGGGGTTTTTCAGATCGTTCTGGCTTTCGTTATCGTTTACGAGAAATGAAAACCGAATGGAATGGTTTGAAGGTTGGTCCTGATGAATATGAAGCTAAACATCCACAGTTAGAGCCTAATCATCCAGGTCCAGATCCGACAGCCTTGTATCAACCACGACCACATCAAGATATAGAAACAACTATTTTTGCAGTTTACACAAGCACTGGTGACGGGATTATAGGAAAAAAGTTGACAAGTTATGAGGCTACGGCTAGTGTTGGAACAGTTACAGTGAGTACATCATGAGTTTTACATTAACAACATTAAAACAATCAATACAAAATTGGACTCAAAATAGTGAGACAACTTTTGTAAGTGAACTTGACTTCATTATAAAAAATGCAGAAGAGAGAATATTAAAGTATGTTGATTTAGACTATTTTAGAAAAAATGTAACAGGTGCAATGACTAGTGGTAATCAATTTTTACAAAAGCCGTCAGACTATTTAGCTTCATTCTCCTTATCCTTTGTAAACGCAAGTAATGAAAATGTTTTTCTTTTACAGAAAGACGTTAATTTTATTCAAGAGTTTAACCCTAATCCATCTACAACCGGATCTCCTAGATACTATGCAGCTTTTGATGTTGATAATTTTATCATTGGTCCAACTCCGGATTCAAACTACAGTGTTGAGATGCACTATTACTATAGACCTGCTTCCATAACAACTGATGATAGTGGAACCACTTGGATAGGAACAAACGCTCCAGATGCTTTACTATATGCTTGTTTAGTTGAAGCTTACACCTTTATGAAAGGTGAGGCTGATTTATTACAATTATACAGTTCAAGATTTGGTGAGGCTTTGAATAGATTAAAAGGATATGGTGAAAGCCAAGAAAATACTGATGCTTATAGAAATGGATTACCAAGCAGGTAATTTATAAAAGTAAAGGTATTAAAGTGAAAGATAAAAGTGTAGCAATTGTTGGGCTAGGTAATAGCTTTTCAGAATATATATTAGCAAAAATTAGAAGTGAACATTTTGATGAAGTCTGGGCAATAAATGCTATGTCTGGTGTTATTTATCATGATAAAGTGTTTATGATGGATCCACCTTCTCGTTTCTTGGATCAAAAGTTTGCAGGTAAGCAAACAGACATTATGAAACAAAGATTAGAAGCTAAATTAAATATACCCATATTTTCATGTATCTTAGATGAGAGATGTCCAGATGTTGTTGAATACCCATTGCAAGAAGTTCTTGAAAAAACTAAATATGCATACTTAAATAACACTGTTGCCTACAGTATTGCTTATGCCGTAGCACAAGAAGTATCGGATATTCATTTGTATGGGATTGATTTTACTCATAAAAATGTAGCTTTCGCTGAAGCAGGCAGAGCTTGTTGTGAGTTTTGGTTAGCTATAGCTACTGCCAAAGGAATAAAAATTCACATAGCTCATAATTCTTCTTTGCTAGATACCAATGTTCCAGATGATCAAAAGCTTTATGGCTATCACAGATTAGACGATCCTGTTGTTTCAACAGTAACACAAGGTAGTATGTTGATCACAAGAAAATCTAAACTAGAACCACCAAATCCAATAGAAGAAAAGCCTAACATAGTAGGCAGAGACGATATAGCGGGTGTAACATATGAGGAATAAAAATGTTTGAACTAGGTATAAGTAATGTAGGAAGTGTTAATGTAATGACTTCTGACAAAGGAGGCTTATCAAATGAGCAAGTTGCTGATTTGGCAGTTGATAAAATAGTCAGTATTTCTGATGAAGCCCCAGCTCATATTAGACAACAAGCGAATCAATTTAGAGAACACCTTAAACATGTTCTCTATCACTACCTGCTCTTGGCAAGAAAAGAAGAGCGTGGTACTATAATCCAAGCTTTGAAATCAAGTGGTCATAAAGAAATGGCTGAATATATAAGGAGATTATAACATGGCTATAGCCCAAGCGATGTGTACATCATTTAAAAAAGAATTGATGTTAGGAACACATAACTTTGCGACAAACGGAAATGCTTTTAAATTAGCACTTTATGCAGAAGGTGGTGGTGGTAAATCTTCTACTACTGCAACATTAGGAGCAGCAACAACTGCCTACACAACAACTGGTGAAATTGCTAATAGTGGTAGTTATGCAGCTGGTGGCGGTGCGTTAACTAAAGTCGCTCCGAATACTTCTGGTACAACTGCTTTTACAGATTTTGCTGATATAAGTTTTACTACAGCAACGATTACTGCTATGGGTGCATTAATTTATAATGACACAAACAGTGATAAATCTGTGTGTGTATTAGATTTTTCAACTAATAAAACATCTACATCAGGCACATTTACTGTTCAGTTCCCAACTGCTGATGCTTCAAACGCTATAATTCGTATAGCTTAAAGTAAACCGTTATGGCTAACGGTTGGGGTCAAGATACTTGGGGTGCAGTAGGTTGGGGAGGTATTGGTAATACCTCTTTTGCTGTTACGGGTGTCGCAGGAACTGGAGAAATTGGAAACGAAGGTGTTTCAGCAACTAGTGTTGTCGTAGAAACTGGTCTTCAAGCAACTGGTTCTGTTGGTACTGTTAACGCTAGTAGTGTGCATATTATCATTCCTACCTCTGTTGTAGGTACAGCATCTGTTGGTAACGTCCTTGCAAAAATACCAATAACATTTAGTGTCACTGGAGTTTCAGCAACATCTGGATTTCTGTCTGGATGGGGTTCCTCTGCTTGGGGGGATCATATATGGGGTGGTGGTGTTTTTGCCGATGTAGGACAGACCCTCGCAGTTTCCACAAATGTTGCTCAAGGTTTAGTCCAAACTCCAACAATAATTGGAGATTGTAATTTCAGTATAACTGGCGTTGCTGGAACTGGAGCGGTTGGCAATGAAGTAGTAGATGCACAAATGAAGTTTGTGGCTACTGGACTATCCGCAACTGGAGCAGTTGGTGATGAAGGTGTAACTGGAACTAGTGTTGTTATTGAAACTGGTCTTTCTGCTTCTGCTCTTATAAGTGGGTATGAAGCTTCTACAGTAACCAAAACAATTACTGTTCAAGATGTTAGTGGTGCTAACAAATATTTTGTTGATGGTGTTCAACAAGCAACTTTAGAATTATTTGAGGGAAATACTTACAGATTTGATCAAAGCGATAGTAGTAATAGTGGTCACCCGTTAAGATTTAGTACAACTTCAAATGGTACACATAGCAGTGGTTCAGAATACACAACTGGAGTAACAACAAATGGTACACCTGGAAGTGCTGGAGCTTATACACAAATAACTGTGGCAACAGACACTCCAACTTTATATTATTATTGTACTAATCACTCTGCTATGGGTGGACAAGCTAATACTCCTATTGTTTATAGAGTACAAACAACAACGGGAGCACCAGTTACAAATGTTATAGGAACAACGGCATTAGGCTCAGAATCAGTGACAGCTGGAGCGGGTGTCGCAGTTACATTAGCTGGTATGTCAATTTCAAATACAGACAGTCTGGTAGGTCTTAATATATTTGGAGCAGCTCTTTCTTCTACTAGGGTTGCACAGCTGGGGTCTTGTGTGTTATCTTTAACGGGAGTTAGTGCCACTGGTGCTACTGGTGAAGAACAAGTTTATAGCTTAATTGAACCCACTCAAGAAGCTAATTGGATTGAAAGGGCAGCATAATGGCGACATATGTTAATAATCTTAGATTAAAAGAGATAGGTACTGGTGATGAATCGGGTACATGGGGTACATCGACAAACACGAACCTTGAACTTATTGGTGAAGCATTAGGCTTTGGAACTGAAGGCATAACAACAAATGCAGACACACATACCACAACCATAGCTGATGGTTCATCTGATGCCGGTAGAGCGATGTTCCTTAAATATACGGGAACTCTTGATTCTTCGTGCACAATAACTATTGGCCCAAACACACTTAAAAGATTTCACATTATTGAAAATGCAACGAGTGGATCACAAAATATTGTAATTAGTCAAGGTAGTGGAGCTAATATAACTATCGGACCTGGAGATGCTAAAGCAGTATATTTAGATGGAGCAGGTTCTGGTGCAGCGGTTGTTGATGCTTTTGTAGATTTAGATTTATCTGGTGGCTCTGTAAATGTTAGTACAGTAAAAACAAATTCTGGTGATATGACATTTGATTCTGCTGGAGATATTATACTTGATGCAGACGGTGCTGACGTTTTATTTAAAGACGCAGGTACACTAATTGCAAAAATTTCAAATTCTTCAAGTGATTTTATAATTAACACACAAGTTGATGACAAAGACTTTATTATCAAAGGGCAAGACGCAACAAGTGAGATAACAGCATTAACAATAGACATGTCTGCTGCTGGAGCCGCAACATTTAATAATGATGTAACGGCTTTTTCTGATAAAAGATTAAAAACTGACATTGAACCAATAACAAATGCTTTGACAAAAGTTATGCAGATGCAGGGTGTCTATTACAAAAGAAATGATGTAGAAGATGCTAGAGAGCAAGTTGGTGTTTTAGCACAAGACATGGAAGCAGTTTTACCAGAAGTTGTTCTTACGGCAGACGATGATATGCAAACAAAGTCAGTAGATTATGGTAAAATATGTTCTGTTCTTATTGAAGCTATAAAAGAATTAAAAAATGAAATAGAAGAATTAAAGGCAAAATAAATGGCTATACCTAGTTCTGGACAATCATTATCTTTTTCTGCACTACGAACAGAATTTGTAGGTGGATCTAGTGCCATTAATCTTGGTTCTCTTTATAGAGGTGGCTCTAATATTAGAGCAAATCATCCAACTAATTCCACCACTAACGATGCGGCGAATGTACCTGCAAGTGGTGCTTTAGATGCAAGTGATTTTTACGACCAAGGTAAAGGTTTTACTTTTACTTATTCTTCTGGAGCTACAGATCAAAACTTATCTGACATATTTGGATCTACTGATTATGGAGTAGACTATCCTAAAAAAGTTGTAATACCCGCTTCCGTAACTTTAGGTACAAGCAACACTTCTGAATATGCTTTAGAAGCAGATAGTGGTGGTGATGGAACAATCACTATTACAAATAATGGAAGCATTATAGGAGCTGGAGGAGCTGGAGGAGCTG